CGTGCATCGCGTTGCTTCGGCAACGTAACCTATTATGATTGCAGACGTCTTTTAGAAGACTGCTACACGTATACGGGGTTTGAAAGTTGAGATATTATATCTTCCCTTTCTACCATCATATTTTAATATAGGACCTACAGGATCGAGATAGTCTCAATGACTTTGTGCACATTGTAGAAATAATTCTGCACGCGCACGGAAGTTTTTAACTTCTAATCTATTAGTTCAGTCGATATTAGAGATATTTAATTTATCATCTAATTCGACTAAAGAACGAATAGAATCTCAATCTGAAAATCCTTTATTCAAAGTACTGAATTTCTCCGTAAGTTCGTCTTCAGCTTTATCTAAAGATAACGCAATATATCATAAACCAGGATTTAGAACAAGAAGAATCAATTCTAAGATTCTTATGGGACCTAATTTAGAGCAAAAAGTATCATATCAATTAAGATAAAAATACTCTTTAGCTTTAATTAGCTCTTGGTCACGGGCATGGAGATCTCTACGGATTACTTTAATAAAAGCATTTCCGATAGAGGATTGTAATCTGTGTAATATCATAATATTATCAGATGCAATATGACGTCCGATAAATGTCGGTACCATTCTATCCGTTAAAGGATGATCAGTACCAACCGGACTGGCCATAAAGGCACCTCCAAACCCAAGACAGACCCATAAAACAAATGTTAAAAGACGACCACGTCGTGGTCATCTTTCTAACATGGGGATTAGAACGTCGTTAGTATTAACCATTCATTTCAGTTTAAAAGCTTCTCGGATAACGTTCCCAATATAGAATCTATCACGAATAAATCTCAGGATTAATCCTGGACCAATTGGTGTAAATTCAATAGAAGGACCTTTAAGTCTTTTTGCGAACTCGCAAAATTTATCAGAAATAACAGATTTGCTAAGGTTTATAGAAACCCCAAGCATCTCCATGTATTTAAGATAAATGGCTCCAACTTCGTTATTATTAATAGCGAAGTCATCACCTAAGACAACGTAATCACGAAAGTCAATTAAACCTAGGTCAGTACTAGCAGCCCTAACAATCACATGATGAGTGATTGCTAGCATAGCTCAAGAAGAGTATGCCCCCATAGGCTGTCCAACAGCGTATCGTATTGATTTAGTATCATCTATATATCAATCGATATTAGATATAATACTAGATCAAATATAACCAACTTTATTACCATAAAGTTGATCTAAGATATCACTTTGGATATTTATGGGAAGACGA